CCCTTTTTTTCATACAGTCAGTTGATTAAAACCAGTTTTACGATAGGTAAACGCTATGGCAAACCCACGAAAGCCCACGCAATTGAAGGCCATCGCCGGAACCGCGCGGCCCGATCGTGCGGTTGAGCCAGATGTCGAACTACCCCTTGTGGTCGAGCGCCCGTCCGCACCAGACTGGATGCCGAACGCGCACGCCGTGAAAGAGTGGGATCGCCTGGTCCCGATCCTCATGGCCAACAAGTTGCTGACCGAGGCCGCACTTGGCCCGCTGGCGCAGATGTGCGCCCTCCACGGGAAGGTCGTGCAGCTCTATGCTGCCGGCGAGTCACCTACCGCCAGCCTGATTGGCTGCCTGCGCAACCTCGCGAACGATTTCGGCCTAACTCCAGTAGCCCAGGGCAAGGTCAAGGCCGCTGGCGCCGACGCGGACAAGGGCAACAAGTTCGCGAACAACGGGAAAAAAGGTGCGTGACTTTGTATCCATTGCGACCGATTACGCCAAGTCGGCCGTTGCTGACAAGAAGCGCAAGCGCCATGGCCGGCTGATCCGCGAAGCATCACAACGATTCCTGGCTGACCTCAAGCGCGCAAAGCGCAAAGATTGTGAATTCCTGTTCGACTCATGGCACGCCCAGGACGCCTGCGACTTCATCGAGAAGCTGCCGCACGTCGAGGGGAAATGGGACACGCCGCACATCGTCATGCACGAGAGTCACATCTTTTTCGTCGTGCAACTGTTTGGATTCCGCAAGCGTGCGTCGGTATTCATCGAAGGGTGGGGCGACTTCCACCCGCGCCGATTCACCTCCGCCCTGTTCGCCGTCGCCCGCAAGAACGCCAAGTCGACGCTCAGCTCTGCCATCCTGAATTACTGCCTGTGCTGTGAGCCCGAGGAAGGCGCCCAGGTCATCAGCGCCGCGACCACCTTTCAGCAAGCGTCGATCATCTTCAACGTCGCCAAGCGCCAGGTAGAGAAGACTCCAGATCTGCGCGAGGCGTTCGGCCTGGAATGCTGGGCCAAGTCAATCAGCCGATTCGAAACCGGCGCCAGCTTCAAGCCTGTCCATGCGAAGGCGTCAACCCAGGACGGTCTTAACCCGTCGCATGTGGGCCTGGATGAGATCCACGCACACAAGACAGCCGACCTCCTCAACGTCCTGACCTCCGCAGCCGGCGCCCGCGGCAACCCGCTATGGCTGTACACCACGACCGAGGGCTACACCAACCCTGGGCCGTGGGCCGAGATTCGCATGTTCGTCAAGCGGCTTCTGTCCGGCGTGTTCGGCCAGACCGCTGATCACTTCCTCGTTGTGTTCTACGCCGTGGACGAAGAGGACAAGGCGGCAGGCATCAAAGCCGACAACGAGTTTGATGAGTCCTGCTGGATCAAAGCCAACCCCCTAATGAGCATCAACCCTCACTTGATGACGGCGATCCGAAAGGAGGCCATCGAAGCCAAGCAGATGCCCAGCAAGCTGGCCGAGTTCAGGATTAAGCGACTCAATCGCCCGGCCTCAACTGCAGATGGTTGGATTGACCTGACCAAATGGCAGGCGTGCGGCGGCGTTGTCGATCTGGATTGGCTCGAGCAGTACCCGTGCTGGGGTGGCCTGGACCTGGCGAGCACCACCGACATTGCCGCGTTCCGGTTGGTTTGGAATGTGGATGGCGTGCTGTACACCTACGGCTGGCGCTGGGCACCCGAGAGTGCGGTAGCGTTTCGCACCGAGCGCGGCACCGTACCGTATGCCGCCTGGGTAGAGGTCGGGCTACTCAAGCAGACTGAAGGCAACGTCACCGACTACGCCATCATTGAAGCTGACCTAATGGCCATGCGCGACCGGTTCAACATTCAGGAAATCGCGTACGATAAATGGAATGCATCGGATCTTGTCAATCGATTAATAGAATCTGAAATGCCTATGATAGAATTCGTGCAGGGGCCGAAGAGTTATCACCCGGCCATGCAGGCATTGGAACACGCGTATATTGCGGGTAAACTGGCGCACGGTGGCGACCCATTCCTCAACTGGTGCGCGTCCAACGTGGTAGCCAGGCGCGACGTGAACCTGAACATGGCGCCAGACAAGAAGAGATCGGCGGACAAGATCGATGACATGGCTGCGCTGTTGATGGCTGTCGGCATCATGACCGCAGGAACCGACGATGGCGATTTTGCCGACTTCATAAAGGCCCCGATAATCGGATGAAGACCAAAGACCAGAAGCCCGGCAAGATCAAATCGGCAATCTTGAATTGGCTTGGCTTCGGTTTCGCCGACGCCGATCACTGGGCGCAATGGTACGGCCGCGAGTCAGAGGCTGGGATAACCGTCAGCTCGGACAAGGCGCTTACCCTGTCATCCGTGTGGGCCTGCACCCGGCTGGTGGCGCAGACCATCGCTACTCTGCCGGTTGGACTGTACGAACGCCTGCCGGATGGTAGTCGCCGCCTGGCTGATAACCTCCCGGTTGCCCGCCTGATCCACTCGAAGCCCAGCGCCGACATGACGGCTGTCATGTTTTGGGAGTCGATCATCGGCAACGCTCTGTTGCACGGCAACGGGTTCGCCGAGAAAAAGCGCATCGCCGGCCGGATCGTAGCGCTTGAGTTCCTGTGCTCTGAGCGCCTGACATGGTGCCGCCGACTCAACGGTGAGATCGAATACCGTTATACCGAGATCGACGGCAAGCAGCGGATTATTCCCGAGGACGATATTTTCCACGTCCCTGGCTTCAGCCTGAATGGCCGCTTCGGGATGTCCGTCATCAAATACGGCGTCGAGGTGTTCGGATCTGCATTGGCTGGCAACTCTGCCGCCAATGGCACGTTCAAGAATGGCCTGTCGCAGACCGTCGCATTCACCATCGACCGAGTGTTGAAACCTGAGCAGCGCGCCGACTTCCGATTGAGCGTTGACGCCATCAGCGGCGCCATGAACGCTGGCAAGCCTGCCGTCCTTGAGGGCGGTATGAAGGCCGAGACTATCGGCATCAACCCAACCGACGCGCAGCTACTGGAATCCCGAGTGTTCTCCATCGAGGAGGTCTGCCGCTGGTTTGGCGTTCCGCCATCCATGATCGGCGCGACCGACAAGGCGTCGAGCTGGGCCAGTTCCTCCGAGCAGCTGAACCTGTGGTTCCTCCAGTACGGCCTGCGCCCATGGCTCAAGCGCATCGAGCAGGCGATCTGGGATAGCCTGCTTTCCCCGGTCGAGCAAATGCGATACTACGCTGAATTCACGGTTGACGGCCTTCTGCGCGCCGACACGACCGCCCGCACGAACTTCTATTCGACCGCCCTGCAGAACGGGTGGATGTCGCGCAACGAAGTCCGTCGCCTGGAAAACCTGACTGCAATTGAAGGCGGAAACATTTATACTGCTCAAACCAACCTCGCGCCATTGGCAATGCTGGGCGCAGGGACCGAATCGCAGGCCGTCCGCGCGGCGCTAATGCACTGGCTCAAAGAGGGCGAGCAATGAAGATGGAATACAAGACGTTTCCTCTTGAGGTTAAAGAGGTTCAGGAAACCGGCGAGTTCTCCGGCTATCTGTCGGTTTTCAATAACGTCGATTCCTACCAAGAGATTGTGATGCCTGGCGCATTCACGAAGACCCTGGCCGAGTGGACCGCCAAAGGTCGCCTCCCCCCTGTCCTGTGGCAGCATCGCAGTTATGAGCCCGTCGGCCCGTTCACCCTCATGCAGCAGGATGAAAAGGGGCTTTATGTCGAGGGGGTGCTCTTGGTCGCCGACGTCCAGCGCGCCAGAGAGGCGCACGCGCTCATGAAGCACAAAGTCATCGATGGGATGTCGATTGGCTTTGAGACTATTGCTGACGAGATGGACAAGTTGAGCCGCTCGCGCAAGCTGACCGAACTGAAGCTGTGGGAAGGATCGATTGTCACCTTCCCAGCGAACACGCTGTCAACTGTAGACAGCGTGAAAAATGCTATAGTTGCCGGCGAAATGCCGACACTGAAAGAATTTGAAAGGTTCCTGCGCGAGGCAGGCTTTTCGAAAACGCAAGCCACGGCCATCGCCGGCAAGGGTCTTGCGCATCTGCTTCGGAGTGAGTCCGGCGCATCGGCGAGTGATGAACTGGCGGCCATCCTGGCGGCTATCAAATCTGCCCCGCGTTTGGGCGAATAGGAGAAAGATCATGGGTAAGTTCAAGCTGTCCGCAGCCTTCGTGCTGCTGGCTATCGCACTCGCCGCATCGATCCCGATGCTGATGGGTGTCAGCCTGATGTCGTTGGGTGCGTCCGTCGCAACCATCGCCATCGTCGCAATGCTCGCAGAGCGCGCCCCGGCCGGCTATGCCGCGCCTCGCACGTCGATGCAGCGCGGTGAGGTAGGCGAGCCGAGCGTTAAAGATGTCGTGCTCGAGGCGCTCAAGGGTCATTCGCAAGAGTTGACCACGGCAATTGCCAAGACCGAAACCGACATCAAGGAACATGGCCAAGTTCTGGAATCGACCAAGACTGAAATCGTCGAACTCGGCAAGAAGGGCGAAGAGCTGGAAGCCCGCCTGGCCGCAGTCGAGCAGAAGTCTGTTCGCGGTGGCGGTGAGCCGGAGGCCAAGAAAACCCTTGGCGAGATGTTCGTCGGATCCGAAGTGCTGAAGGAGTTTGCCGCCAAGAAGCGCCACAAGGGCCAGTCCGGCTCGTTCGAGTTGAAGGACATAACATCGACTGCTGCGTCTGCTGGTGACGGCATCTGGTCGTTCCGCGATCCCGAGCTGGTTTCGGATCCGTACCGCCCGCGCATGTTGCGCAGCCTGATCCCGACCGTGCCGGTTGACAGCAACCTGATCGAGTGGGTGCAGACCAACGTCCGCACCAACAACGCCGACATGGTTTCGGAAACCGGGTTGAAGCCGAAGTCTGAACTGACCTACGACCGCAAGGAAACCGCGGTACGCAAAGTCGCCCACTACTTCAAGACCTCTTCGGAAGTCTTGCAGGACTTCAAGCGCTTGCAGGCCGAGATCAACATCGAAGGCTTCGAGATGCTGCGTCAGGTCGAGGAAGACCAGTTGATGGCCGGCGACGGCACTGGCGTGAATCTGCTGGGTCTGATCCCGCAGGCGACCGCCTACAACCCGGCCGCAACTCAGTCCGGCGATCAGCAGGTAGACGTGGTTCGCCGCGCGATCTTGCAGGTTCGTCAGTCGTTCTACGGCGCGACCGGTATCGTGATGAATCCGGCCGACTGGGCTGCAATCGAGCTGCTCAAGGATGGCGAGCTGCGCTACCTGTTCTCGATGGCGACCACCGGGGCTCCTGCCCGTCTCTGGGGTCTGCCTGTTGTCGAGTCGGACGCGCTGCCTGCTGGCGAGTTCATGGTGGGCGCGTTTGCGACTGCTGCGACCATCTATGACCGCATGACGGCATCGATGTTCATCAGCACCGAGAACGAGGACGACTTCATTAAGAACATGGTAAGCATCATGTTCGAAGAGCGTCTGGCGCTGGCGGTCAAGCGGCCTCTCGCGTTCGTTCACGGCAACCTGAGCGGCGCGAGCTAAGAGCAAGCCGGGGCTTCGGCCCCGGCTTCTCCTTTTGGGGTGATCGATGAAAGCAGCAGTAACCAATCGTTGTTTTTTGCGCTCTGACATCAAAGAGCATGTCAAGACAGGCCAGACGATTATAGGCGAAGACGCCTATATCAACGAATTGTCACGGGGCGGGCTTGTGCGTGAAACGCGCATGATGCCGGACCCGGAGGAACTGAAGGCCCCTTTTGCGGACGCTGGCGAGAAGTCGTATGCATCGCCAGCGGCCCAAGTCTCACAAAGCAAGACTGCGCATCCGTCAAAGCGTGGGCGTCCGCGCAAGCAGACCGGGGCGTAATAGTCGTCAACACCAGCTTCAAGATGGCCCCGTGGGCTGACGCGCTGTATGCCATGGATCGGGCGTGGTGGGATCGGTACATGGCCGAAGTCCTGACCGAGTTCCAGGGCGAGCGGGTATCACAGCTCGACAAGCTCAGGCACGCGATACACGTGAAGATGCCGGCCTACGGAAACTCCGGCGCCGCGGCGATTGCCCTGGCTGCGAAGTGGGGGGCGAGGCGGGTAATCATGCTGGGCTATGACTGCGCCAAGACCGACGGCAAGCCACACTGGCACGGCGACCACCCGGCAGGACTGGGCAACGCTGGCAGCATGCCGAAGTGGCCTAGGCAGTTTCAAAAACTGGCCGATGATCTGCGCAACGTCGAGATC